GTTAGTTGAAATCTACGGCCATGACGAAGGCACGCGCGCGGTCCTCGATTGGACGCAGCGCGCCGCCACCGCCCCGGCGACGACGACGCAAACCGGCTGGGCCGCCGAGCTCGCCCAGACGTTGTTCGCAGCCTTCATGGAGGTGCTGTATCCCAAGGCAATCTATCCGCGGCTGGCCGCCAAGGGCCTGTCGCTGACCTTTGGCCCTGCGGGGAAAATCCTCATTCCGACGCGCGCGACCACGCCGACCATCGCCGGATCGTTCGTCGGCGAGGGCCTGCCGATTCCGGTGCGCCAGGGTTTGTTCACGTCGCAAACGCTGACGCCGAAGAAGATGGCCGTGATCACCACGTGGACCCGTGAAATCCAGGATCACTCGGTGCCGGCCATCGAAGGCTTGCTGCGCGACGCCGTGCAGGAAGACACCGCGATCTCGCTCGACGCGGTGCTGCTCGACGCCAACCCGGCGACGGTGGTGCGTCCCGCCGGCATCCTCAACGGCGTGGCTGGCCTGACGCCGGTCGCCGGTGGCGGATTCAACGCGCTGACCGGAGATATCAAGCAGGTCTCTGCAGCCTTGCTCACCGGCACCAAGGGCAATGTTCGCAATCCGGTCTGGCTCATGAACCCGACGCAGATCAACAGCGCGCTCTATGTTGCAGCCCCCGGTGCAGGTGTTTTCCCGTATCGCGAAGAGATCCAAGAAGGTCGGTTGGGCGGCTGGCCGATCATCGATTCCGGTACGGTCCCGCTCGGCACCGTGATCGCCATCGACGCCGCCGACTTCGTTGCAGTGGGCGGCGACGCGCCACGCTTCGAAATCTCAGATCAGGCGACGCTGCACATGGAAGACACGACGCCGCTCGACATCGGCACCGCCGGCACGCCGGCCGTTGTTGCGGCCCCGGTCAAATCGATGTGGCAAACCGACAGCCTCGCCCTTCGGCTGATCCTGCCGACCAACTGGACGATCCGCCGGGCCGGCACCGTGGCGTGGGTGTCTGGGGTGACTTGGTAATGTTTTGAAAAACTTGGTGGCTGTCACTCGAAAGTGAGCAGCCACCAATTCCTTGCCTTGCCTAGCCTAGCCACGCCTTGCCTAGCCCTGCCCAGCCGCGCCCGGCCTGGCCTCGCCAAGCCTCGCCACGCCTCGCCGTGCCTTGCCGTGCCGCGAGGGTGGCCATCTCAACTTAACCTCTCGAATGCTGTCAACCCGCCAACAGGAGGTCCCCAAGTGACCGACACCGATCACCAAGCACAGGAACGAGCCCGCGCCACCGAAGCGCAGAAGGAGGCCGTCAAGAAGCGCCTCGCCGACGAACGGACGGCGCGCGAAAAGGCGCACGCCGAGCAGCGCGACGCGACCGCCGGGATCAAGCCGACGCCAACTCAGGAAGAGAACGATCTTCAGGCGTCCGGCGTGCACGTCACCGATCACGAGCCGGACGGCTCGCCGCCCGATCCGGGCATCACCCCGGCGGCCGCGGGCAGCACCTCTCACACCGGCGGCCAGACCACGCGGCAGATCGAGCCGGCCAAGCCGGCCAGCCGCGGCACCTATCCGACCCGTAGCGCGACGCCAGCAACGACGCACAACGAATGACTGATAGCGCGGTCGCCAAGCCGCGGATTCGCGTCAAGGCCCGGACCGTCCAGGCGGTCACCAAGGCCGAGGGCGAACCGCACGCCGGCCCGTGGCTGCTGCCGGTCACCGGCGGCTGGCTTCCGGCCGACGTCGGCGACAGCATGAACTGGTGGCAGAACGGCCATAGCGTCCAGGGCACGTCGACGCAGTCGGCAATGGTCGAGGCTTGCGTCTCGGCCTATGCGCAGACCATCGCCATGTGCCCTGGCGATCACTGGCGACTTAACGACAAAGGCGGCCGCGAGCGCGTCAAGACCTCGTCGCTCTCGCGCCTGCTACGCCACCCCAACGACTATCAGTCGATCAGCGACTTTATGCTCAACACGACGCGCTCGCTCTACCTTGAGGGCAACGCCTACGCGCTGGCGCTGCGCAACTCGCGATATGAGATCGTCGAACTGCATCTGATGGACCCGCTTTTGTCCTATCCGCGGCTCGCCAGCAATGGTGAGATTTTCTATCAGTTGTACGGCAACCAGGTGGTCGAGAAGCGGCTCGGCCCCGAGGCGCTGATCGTGCCGCAACGCGACGTGCTGCACATTCGGTTGCACACGGTACGGCACCGCTCCCCAACCCCGCTGGTTGGCGAGAGCCCGATCGTCGCGGCCTACAGCGACATCGGCGTCAACGCCGCGATCGCGCGCCAACAGTTGGGCTACTACCTGAACGAGGCGCGGCCCTCGGCGGTGCTATCGACCGACCTGCAGCTCGACCGAACCCAGGTCGCCGATCTGCGCGAGCGTTGGAACGAGCAGGCGAAAGGACTGCACCAGGGCGGCACACCGATCCTGACCGCCGGCCTGAAAGTGATGCCTTGGTCGCAAGGCGGCAAAGACGCCGCCACCGCCGACATGATGAAACTGTCCAACGAACACATCGCGCTCGCGTTTCGCATTCCGCTGCAAGTCCTCGGCATCGGCGGGTCCGGCGGCGCCACTTACAACTCGACCGAACTGCTGATGCAGAGTTGGATTTCCAGCGGGCTCGGGTTCGCGCTCAATCATATCGAGGAATCGATCGGTCTGTTGTTCGGCCTCAAGGGTCAGCCCGACGAGTACGTGGAATTCGACACCGCGGCGCTGCTGCGCTCGGCCATGAAGGACCGCATCGAGAGCCTGGCGCGCGGCGTGCAAGGCGGCATTTACGCCCCCAACGAAGCGCGCAACCTGGAAGGTTTCGACAGCGTCGAATTTGGCGACGAGCCGCGCGTTCAACAGCAGGTCGTCCCGCTTTCCCAAGTCGGCAAAATTCCTGCGCCGCCCGCGCCGGGCGCGCCACCACCCGCTGCGCCCGAAGCCAAACCGCCGGCACCGTCAAAAGGCAATCGCGATGACATTGCACGAGAGGTCCGAAACCTTTTCGCAAGCGCCGATCGGATCGGACGCCGCCGACTCTCTGCTTGAGGCTTGGCGCGATGCGCTCGGCGAGGTGCTCGACACCGAGCGCCGGCAATGGCAGCGCGAGCGCATGCTGATCGAGGCGCAGGCGCAAGCGACGATCAACGAATTGCGCGCCGTCGTTGCCGAGTTGCGCGGCGAGATTATGCGTCAAGTCGCCGAGCGGCTCGCGACGGTGCGCGATGGCGCTCCCGGCGAGGCTGGCCTCCCCGGCCCGCCGGGACCTCCTGGCGAACCGGGTGCCCCGGGGCCACAGGGCCTCGCTGGTGCGCCCGGCGATCCCGGGGCGCCAGGCGCCGCGGGCGAGGCGGGGCCGCCTGGCCCGGCGGGACCTGCCGGCGAACCGGGTGCCATGGGGCTACAAGGGCCACAGGGCCTCGCTGGTGCGCCCGCCGAACCTGGGGCGCTTGGGGCCAAGGGCGAGCCAGGAACGCCTGGGGTGGCCGGCGTAGCCGGGGCAGACGGCCATGCCGGGGCGCCTGGCGAACGTGGTCTGCCGGGGCCGGCCGGCGAGCCCGGACCGGTTGGGCCAAAGGGCGCGCCCGGGGCGCTGCCAGTGGCGCGCGCGTTCGTGCCCGATACCGTCCACTATGAGGGCGCCGTCGTCATCCATGCCGGCGCCACCTTCCAGGCCGCGCGCGATACCGGGCAGGCGCCCGGGCATCAGGACTGGACCTGCCTAGCGCGTCCCGGCCGCGATGCGTCGCTGCCACGGGTGCGCGGCACCTTCAGCGACGGCGAGTCCTATGCGGCGCTCGACATCGTCGCGCTCAGCGGATCGAGCTTCATGGCCCGGCGCGAGGCCCCCGGCCCATGCCCGGGCGAGGGCTGGCAGCTGATCGCCTCGGCCGGCAAGGCGGGCATCAAAGGACCGGCGGGCGAGCGCGGCGACCGCGGCGAAGCCGGACCGCGCGGGGTGCCGGGTGCGTCCGCGCCGCTGATCGTCGGTTGGAAGATCGACCACGAGGCTTATGCGGCCACGCCGATCCTTTCCGACCAGAGCCCTGCGCCGCCACTTGAGTTGCGCGGCCTGTTCGAACAGTTCCACGATGAGGCGCGCTGATGGCCGATGTCTGGGTCAAGGTGCTGACGCCGGCCGACAGCTACGCGCTGCTGACCCTCGATGAGCTCAAGGGCCTGCTTAATATTTCGCTCACGGACACGAGCGAGGACGCGCTGCTGCAAACGTGGATCGATCAATACAGCGACGTCGTCGCCACCATGTGCAATCGCGTGTTTGGTTATGAGACGGTCGAGGAAACCTGGCGCAGCGAGGCGCCACCGTTCGACCGAATGCGCTTGTTCCTGACGCGCTACCCGGTCGCCGATGGTGACATCACGGCAGTGGAATCGCCGCGTGGCAGCGTGCTCGATCCGGTGGGATACGAAGTCGAGAACGAATCCGGCAAGCTGCGCACCGATGGCGCCTGGACCGAGCCGGTGACGGTCACCTATAGCGGCGGCTATCACCTGCCCGACGAGGCACCGCAGGCGCTTAAGGCCGCGGTCGGACTCCTGATCCAAGCCGCGCGTTTGCAAATGCGAATGGGCATGACCAGCGGCATGCGGCAGATCGCGCATCGCGAATCGCGGGTGACATTTTTCGATCCGGTGCAAATGCTCGGCAAGGCCGGCCTCGCTGGGCCGCTGCAGGCCGCGACCGAAACCGTCAACGCCCTGCTCTACAAATATATGAGGTTCTATGTTTAGTGTCAGCCTTGAAGGCGCCGATGCGGTGGTGAAAAACCTCGACGCCGTGATCAACAAAATCCACTCGCTGCAAACCTATATGCCGCGCGAATACGCGGACTGGCGCACCGATGATATGAACAGCCGCTATCCGGATGCCCACGTGAGCCGGCGCGGGCGTACGCTGCGTCTTAGCCAGCGCATCTACAATCGCGGCCGCGGGTCCGCCGCGAAGCATCCGCGTCCAAAAAAGCAGCGACGTCGCCGCGGCTATTCCCGTCGCCCGGTCCTGCGCAGCGGGCTGTTTCTGGCGCTCAAGACGCGGATGGTCGACCTGCTGCGGGAGACCGTGCAATGGCGGTGAACTTCGACGTGTTGTTGCAAAGCCCGGTGTTCGACTTCTATGCGGTGCCAGTGACGTTCACGCCGCTGAAGTCGCAGCCAGGCCAGCCGGCCTATGAGGGGCGCGGCATTTACGGCACCTATGACGTCGACGTTCCCGCAGACGACGGGTCAATCATGACCGATCAGCGCACCATTCTCGACATTCGCGAAAGCGAATTTGCGGTGCTGCCGGTGCAGGACGATCACTGCACCATTCCGCTCGATTGCGACGGCGCGCCGCGCGGCGAGTATCAGATCATCGATGCGACCAGCAACGGCGGCGGCCAGACCGTGCTGACGATCCGCAAATATGAGACGTTCGAACGCTGATGGGTGTCACCGACACGCAGAGCTATTCCTTGGTCGTCCGTGACGTGTTTTTCGATGCGGTCGCTGGCGATCCATTTTTCGCCAACTATACGAAGCGCAAGACGCCGATGCTGCGCGTGCAAACTAAACTCCTGCCGTTTCTCGGCGTCTACTTTGCCGACGAGGACATGCAGCCCGACGGCGATCCCAATGTCGGGCCGGTCCGGTTCATTCACAATACGCAAATTGGATTCTCCGTGATGCTCGCGAACAACGACGAGGTGGCGTGCGAGCGCATGCTCGACGCTGCATTCTGGCGGATCATGAACCGGCTCTGGCCCGACCAGTACATCATGAACCTAATCGACACCTACAATCCGCACACCGGGACGAGCAACCCCGACAACGTGCGCATCGAGAGCATTAACCGCGGCCGGCGCCGGTTCGTGTTCGGCGACGCCATGCTCAACAACGAAACGCCGGTTGGTGAACTTCGTTACGACATCTCGGTGGTTGGCCGCTCGATTTGGACGCCCGACATCACCGACGACCTGGCGCTAATCCGCGTCGAGACCGGGATCAAGATCGGCGACACCCAAGACGAAATGGACAAGCGCCAGCAGTTCACTGGCGGCTATGCGTTCGACATTTCCAAACGACCCCCGAAGAAGGAGAAATCACGATGATCGATCAAGTCACAACGGTCTCGCTGCGCGGCCAGCGTCAGCGCGATCGCCTCGACAGGCTGCGTGCTGCGGTCCCGCCCGGCATTCGGGTGACGCCAAGGGACGACGACATGCGGCGCGTGCTCAGGCATCCAACGGCCGGCGGCTTCCGCGCCGAGGGCAGCGTGCTTTGGCCGAACGACCGCTTTACCAAACGGCGCCTGGCCGACGGCACGATCACGCGCGACGAGCCGCGCGACGAGCCGCAAGAGAAAACGCCCGAGCAGGGCACGTCGTACCGCCGGCGACCGCCGTCGCCGCCATCCAGCGGCGATGCATAAGCGCAACCGCGCACAACAGTACACAGAGTCGAAAGGACAACCGCCATGCCGGTTTCATTCGCAAATATCCCGTCAAATATCAAAGTGCCGCTCTACTGGGTCGAGGTCGACCCGTCGATGGCGGGCCTGCCGAACATCAACCTGCGGGCGCTGCTGGTCGGTGTGATGAGCACCGACGGCGACGCGCCGGCCGATATCCCGTTGCCGATCTCCAGCCAGGCGCAGGCCGATAAGGCGTTCGGCATGGGCTCGGAACTTAGCCGGATGTTCAAAGCCTTCTTTGCCAACAACTTTGCCAATGAGGTTTGGGGCCTGCCGGTTAAGGAAGCGACCGGCGCCTTGACGGCGACCGGCATGGTCACCATCACCACCGCGCCGAGCTCGGCCGGCACCGTCCATCTCTATGTTGCCGGCGAGCACATCCCGGTGAACATCTCGCCGACCGATGCCGTCGACGAGATCGCGACGGCGATCGAAGACGCCATCAACGCCAACACGACTTTGCCGGTGACCGCGCACGCCATCGCGGGTGCGATCACGCTGACCTCGGTGTTCAAGGGTGTGAACGCCAACGACATCAACGTCTCGCTCAATTACTACGGCAGCCGCGGCGGTGAGCAAACGCCGTTCGGGCTCGGCATTACGGTGCCGGTGAGCGGCTTTCTGACGGGCGGCACCGGCGTGCCCGACTTCACCACGGCCATTCTCAACATCGGCGAAGAGCCATTTGAATACGTGGCGATGCCCTATACCGACAGTTCCTCGCTGTTCGACTGGGACCAGGAATACGGCTTCACCGACCAAGGCCGGTGGGGTTGGCAGCGCCAGCTATTCGGTCATGTGATCTCGGCCAAGCGCGGCGATTATGCCGACCTGATCTTGTTCGGCGAGGGCAACAACTCGCCGGTCGAGTCGGTCATGGCGTTCGAAACGGCGAGCCCTTCGCCCTGTTTCGAATGGGCCGCCGCCTATGCCGCGAAGGCACAACGCGCCTTCATCAATGACCCTGCGCGCCCGCTGCAATCGCTCTCGCTCAATCAGATCAAGGCGGCGCCGGTGCATCAGCGGTTCGACTTCGTCGATCTCAACTCGCTGGCGTCGAACGGACTCGCTACCCAAAAAATCGGTTCTGACAACCAGCCGATGATCGCGCGAGAACAAACGACATATCAACTGAACCTCTACGGCCAGCCCGACGACGCTTACGAGCTCATGACGACGCTGGCGACGCTGGCGGCGCTCCTGCGCAATCAGAGGCATGTCATCACGACAAAATTCCCGCGCCACAAGCTGGCGAACGACGGCACCAAGTTTGGCCCGGGCCAGGCCATCGTCACGCCCGGCGTCATCAAGGCCGAGCTCATCGCGCAATACCAACTCGATATGTATAACGGCCTGGTCGAGGACTTGGCGAACTTCAAGGCCCACCTTCTGGTCGAGCGCGACCCGAACGACCCGAACCGCGTCAATGTCCTTTACCCACCGGACTTCATCAACCAACTGCGCGAGTTCGCTGTGCTCGCGCAGTTTCGTTTGCAATACGACCGCGGCCTCGACGCGCAAATCATCGGCCCGGCGGCACCGCCGTTCAACGCCGCGTCCGGCGCGTAGCATCCACCCCAACACCAGCGCAGAAAGGACTAATCCATGGCTCAACGAATCGCGGGAGTTGCCTTCCTAACAGTGGGGCAAATTCAAATGTCACTGCGCGGCAATTTCGTCGTCAGCCCGTCGCCGGTCGAGCGCACCATGCTCGCCGGCCAGGACGGCGTGCACGGCTATCAGGAGCTGCCGCGCGTTCCGTATATCGAGGGAGACCTCTCGA